CCAAGGTTTACCGGGCCAGAAAACGTAGTTTGAGCCATTTTTTCCTCACATGCGAGTAATGTTTGGGTGTTCTGTCTGCATGTCGTCAGCCGGGACTGTCAGAAACACCGGAAACCCCGGAATAATTGCAATATACACTAAAAGAAAAGGGGGCACAAGGCCCCCCTTCCATCAGGCTCCTTGAGAGCCGTACATGCCCAGCGGATCGCTCCAGCCAAAGCTGTAACGCTCACGAGACTTGTAACGGACGTTGCCGGTATCGAAGTCGCCGTCCATAGACTGCTGCAACGGGGTACGCACAAAGTGCTTCATGCCGTTAGGAACGTCAGTGGTCAGGAACCATGCGTTTGTATCGGTCAAGAAGTGGTTAATGGTGTAGCCATCAGGGATGGAACCATTGTTCTTCAGTGCGTTGATGTCGTTGTCAGCAGTACCAACACGGAGTTCGGTATCCAGCAGACGGGTAGCGACGAACTGGAGTGCCGGGGGCACAATCAGTTTCTTGGGCTTAGCAGCGATCAGCAGCGAACGCTCATCAGTCCACAAGCTAATCTGAATAACGGCGGCTTCCAGAGAAGTCTCGTTCAGGTCAGCAGGGGTAGTGGGGATGTTGCTGTTGGTACCACCAGACACCAGAGGGTGCGATGCAGAGAACAGAGCAACTCCGTCGCCACCGGGGTAGCTAGCAGAGAAGCCATTGTTCAATACAGCGGCAGCTTTTACCTGCTTGGTATAGGCCATCGAGCGGGCCAGCGCCTTGGTGTAACGAGCCGACAGAGAGTCATAGAGGTTGTCCTCAATAGCCTCTTCAGTCAAGCTGAAACCCATAGCGATGGTCTCGTGGGTATATCGAGCAGTCCAGGCTTCTTGGCCATTGTCGTACGCGATGGCAGAACCTTCGTTCTTCACCGGTGCGGCGCTGAAGCCAGACAGCTTGGTTTCCTCTTCAAAACTACGCTCCGAAGTTTCGGTTTCGTAGATTTCCTTGTGCTCTTCGCCATACTTGGCGTACTCAAGGCCGAACAAAGCATTCAGGCCGGGGAGCAATTCCTTGAGCAGTTGTGCGCGACTAATTGCCATGATTTACTCCTTAGACGCCTGTGGTGTTGTTATAAGTATGGGTGTTGATCTTGACGACCATCTCCACATACGCATCGCTGCCGGTAGCAGTTGCAGGCACAACGTCCACAATACGAATGGGTAGCGTATTGGTGGTAGCGGTAGTGTCGTCAATAGCCTGAGCAGAATCGCCGGTGTTGGCATTGCCAGCGTTCAGAATCACCGAAGTGTTCTGACCAACAGCAGTGCGACCCAAGGAAGCGATAGTCGTGCCAGAAGACACAACAGCCACTTGGAACAGGGCGCGGGGATCATCAACCACATAGGCGGTAGCGTTGGTCACACCAGACGACGGAGCGTACTGGGCTTGAACGGTTTGACCCGATGAGTTGGTGTACTGAACACCCACACAAACACCAAGTGCTTGAGGGGCAGCGGTACCATCAGCAACAACTTTACATTTGCCGCTAGACAGCATTTCGACGAGATCGCCGGTATACATAGCGCCGGAGTCAATCGGCACTAGGCGAGTAGAACCCGCATACGGAGTGCCACCAATACTATTGATGGGGCGGAAGCCGTAAGGGGCGCTAACGGTGGGATAAGCCATGTTAAGCTCCTAAAAGATTTTTAACCTTTACCAAAGCTAGTCGAGGATTTCCGTTCTTGGAAGATCGGCATCCTTGGGTCACTCTGGCGCATTAAATTGTTGTCTACAGCAGTGGTCTGCGCTTCGGACTGATTTTGATAAAAAGCATTACGCTGTTCAACAAACTCAACCGGAGTTTTGCAAAGCAACAATCCGCCGATCTCAATATTGTTTTTAAAACGACTATCGGGATCGACTAGCAGTTGAAATTTCGGTTGCTCTTCAATTCCAACGGGTTCCCAGCCTTCTCGGAGTTTGGCCGACAAGTTGCGGGGATCATTCTGGTTAAGAGTTGCAACACGGATCCATCGGTACGCAAAGCCAGGAGCCTTGTCAGGTTCAGGCAAAAGTTCAGGTTGCTGCCACTGCTTGGGCCGCTCTGAATTTTGCCGACTAGCCATCTCGCGTTCTAATCTGTTTTCGCCCATTTTAGGCCTCCAATTTTGACATTTCCCGGGCATACTGCTCGGGGGTGATTCCAAGTTTCTTGGCCAAGCTGACCTGCTCACGAGTGAGCGTTACCTTTTTAGGGGCAGTGCTGCGCTTCGCAGGGGCAACCACCGTGCTTGGTTTCTGGCGTTGTGACGTTTGGTTATCGTCATCATTTTGTGTACCTCCAAACTCGTTGGAGAATACTGTTCGTACTTCTCGGTCAATTGCCTTAAAGTACTCGTCCGTGCCAATAAAGGCTCGTCCGTAGCGGCCTGCTAGTTCCTCATGAACACCTTCAGCATATCTGCGCATTCTGATCTTGGATGGATCCATAAACCAGGGGTTTTGAGAAACCCATGCAGCCACTTTGGCGTCCATTTGAGGTTCTTGCGAAACCTGCTTCTGCTCTATTTGTACATCATTTTCAGGTTCTTGTAAAGCTGGTTTAAACTTTTCTGCCTGATCTATCTTATTTTGGGCTCGGATAAGCTCTTTTTGGGCCTCAATTAGCTTATCTTTATCACCCATATCGTACGCTTCTGAGTACGAGCGCTCAGCTTTCTCAAGCTCCAGCTTAGCCGAAGACTTATAAGTGCTAAGTAACTCTTTCTCACCAGTCTGAAGCATTCCCTTGAGACGCTTGTTTTCGTCAAGTATCTTTTGGGCAACAGTCAAAGCCTCCTGCTGTTCACGCAATGCTGCTTCTTTTGCACGACGTTCATCGTGCCAAGCCTTTTTATATTGCTTGAACTTGGTTTTGACATTATGGCTGTAATCAGCAGAAGTATCTGCTTTTTCCAACTCCTGCTTTATATCCTCGTTGAGAGGTTCGACATTGCGATCTTCGGGGGGAGTGGTATCGACGACTTCAATCTTTATATCGTCTTCATCACCCTCACCTTCAACCTCAATTTTCAATTCCTCTTCGGGTTTACCCTGATCTTCATCAGGAAATTTAAAATTTTCACCTTTGAACGTTGCCATAGTCGTCTCCTTATGAAGAACGTTTAATACCACGAGGATCTTCCACTATACCTTCGACAGAATCGTCGTTAATAATGCGAAACTCGCGGCCATGAATCACCAGACGAGTACCAGAATTGGGGCGAACCAAAATGAAATCGCCTTTCTTGCACCACGGACCGGTGGGGAATTTGGCCTTGTCAAGGTAACAATCAGATCCCAAATCGACTACAAATAGCACTGTAGTAAGCAGTTCATCATAGCGAATGGTTTGATCGGCCTTTACCAGACCACTCTCATACTCCTTTTCCTGATCAGGAATGGCGCAGAGAATCTTGTACCCAGTGGGTTTTGGTAGTTGTCGTGCCTTCTCTTCTTCTCGTTTGTGCAGTATCTGGGACAAGTCCACAGCACTGCTGAGATCGAGTGTTTCACTCATCAAGTTGCTCCATACGTTTTGTAAGGTCTGTGATTAAGTTGCGGGCGGTGAGCAGACCTTTAATTTCCCCACACATCCCGCAATACTCGTCAAAGCTTTTGGCCGCTTTACGCCCAATTGCTTCTTCGAGTTGTTTGACTCTTTCGTCAATTTGTTTCAAGACCACACCCGTGGCTTGAAGGATTTCATAACTCATTTAGCCTTCTCTTTCGGTTTTTCCTGTGCTTGACGACGCTGCTCCAGCATGCGTTGCTGTTGCATCTGATGACGCTGCTGCGCTTCAAGCTTGTGAATATCAGCCATGGTTCTAAAACCTTCAGACTGATGTTTATGGTCCCTATCTTCTTTGTTTTTCTCCATTTGTACAGCTGCTTTGAACCCCTCGGCCTCTTGCTGCGCTGTAATTCTGGCTTGCTCGATAGCCAACTGAGCAGCCTTGAGCTGAGCATCGGTTTGGTCCTTTTGCACCTTACGTTGCAAATCGCCTTGCTTGATCTGGAGTTCTTGCTGCTGAAGCTGAATAAGCGGGTCTTGAGCCTGCTGCTGTGCCTTAGCTGCTTGAGCCTCTTGCTGATGCTGCTGGAGCAGTTGTTGAGCTGCTTGGGCGGCTTGTTGGGCCACTTGTACCTCCATTTCTGGCGGCAACATGTCCTCGTCTTGGTCTTCCTCGTAGGCGGGTAGCGTAATACCCATAACCTGCTCCATCTGCTTGCGGTACTCCATAGCCAAATGCTCAGCTACGTGAGCAGACAACGCGGCTTGAATACCTTGAGCCAACTGCGGACTTTGAGAAACAAGCTGCTGGATATGGGGGTCTTGCGCTGCGGCCATATGTACGGCAATATGAGCACGGTGGTCTTGGAACAAAAAGGCCTTGACCGGCTTTTGCCTCAAAATATCCATGTTCTCCGTAATTGGGTCACGCGGCTTCATATCGTCCTGCATCGGCACCAATTTCTGGTAATTTTTGATGCCAAGTACATCAAGCATCTGGCGATGCAACAACGGCAAGTCATACAGATTGGGGGCAGTCTGCGCCAACTGTAGAGCCGCTTGATACTGGACTACCTTCTGCGCCATAGTAGCCGCATTGGGGTCACTTACAGGGATCACATCGACTTGGTCATAGTCTGACTGTTTTACCGCCCTACTGCCCGTATCTGGCTCGTAGGCATAGTCAGGAGGTGTGTTATCTCTAATAAGCTCCTTCAAGAGTTTGAACTCTTGTTTCATGGAGTAATGAATGCGTGCCTGGACAGCACTCATTGTCTTTAAAGTCCGCTCAAGAACTGCCAAAGTGGTGCCCACTGGGGCAGCGGCGGAACCCATATCAGAGATCTGTAAGTCCATCGTTCCAGCAAAACGACGACCATCTTGGATAATCTGATTCATCAATGTAGCCAGAACTTGGCTCGGCTCCTTGTAAGGCAAGGGCATGATGTTGTCACGCATAGTGCCTGAAGGAACGTCCACATCTCGGAACTCTCCGGGGGAGATGGGAGTATCGTCACCCTTGGTTCGCAACCCACGGGTCTTGAAACCCCCGGGCAGGTTAGAAAGCGTACCCGCATCAACAAGCTGACGCAGGATAGACGTGCCACTCTTGGCAAATGCCCCGATCAGATGGATCAAACCAAACGCATAAAAGCCAAAGCCCGGGATGTAGGGATAGTGGACAAAATGCTGACGTTTTTGATGAGTTTCATCGTCTTCTTTCCAATTCCTACGAATAGCCAGAATGCGCGTAGTACCCTTCTCTATCGTCACAATATAGGGTAGCGCAATACCGGTCTCTTCCCCATCCTCATCCTTGTGCTCATCGCCCGGCAGCACCAAGTCAACGTGCATCTCAAGGAGTTTGAAGCGGTTGTCCTCAGTAGCTCTAAAGCCCAGCCGCTCAGCAATCTTTTTCTCCACCTCGTCCAAGACCTGCTGAGGCTCACCCAAGTCAATATTTAAGTAAAACCCCTCATGCTGTAGCTTGCGCACATCATTCTCGGTCTTGCGCATCACATGAGTCACACGCTCAGCTGCCTCAAGACTTGAGGCTCCGTAGGGCACCACCACGTCCTCAGCCGGGACGTACATGGCTACTTGCCGGTCAATTGAAGGGTCAAAATAGACCTTTTTGAACGCATTACCAGCCAATCCCAAGCCCCACAAAAGCCGCTCATGCTCGGGACGATACTCAACCATTACCTCGGTAAGCTGATAGTTCATATCATCTTGAACACGCTCAGCCGCCTTTTTCTTCTCGGGGGTCTCTTTGCCGATGATCTTGCTCTTAACTGGACCAGCGGCGGGGAACGTCTCCATCATGGTCTCAGCTTGGAATTTGACCACTGACTCAGCAAGGATGGGGTGATACACACCACAAGCACCCTCCCACGGCTCGCTACGCTCCTCCAGTTTCATCCCCAAGAGTTCCAACCCATCAACGTAGGTCTGCACCCAATCTTTACGACTAGCCACGTCTGCGTCATAGTCACCGATCAACTCGCCAGACAAAGTTGCAAGCGCCTGAGAGTCCATATCCTCAGCAAGATTCTTATAGAAATCTTCCTTGGCATTCTCATCATGCTCAATACGTAGGATGGGCTGGCCATCAATACCTATCTCAACTGCCTCAGGATCTTCAATCTCGATCTCAATTGGCATTTCTTGCTCACCCAATTGGTCAAGACCCTGTGGAGCCTGATAAAGCGCTTTGTCAAAATTTGTGGCCATGAATCACCTCAATAATATGCAGCTTTACGCCGAGGACGATTGAGAAAATTATCTTCTGGTTCATCTGTCGGCAGACGAATAAAACCACCTTGCCTAAATCTTAACAGCGCAAGGGTGGTGGAGTCTACTAAGTCATCGTTGGCCCCGCTTGGGAAGTCGTTGCATTCCTCCACAACTTCCTTAGCCCAACGCCTATCTGGAGCATACACCACTCCGCCCTGGAAAAGGGAAGAAACGGCGTTTACCCTAGCTATTTTGTCCTGCCCTTTGCCGGGGGTAAACTCAGATACCGGGATACCCATACGGCGAAATTCTTGATAAAGCACGGATCCAGAAGATTTCTTCTCGACCATAAATGCGTCTGGTTGCCACTCTTTATATTCTTCAAGCACCATGGCTTTTAAGTCTGGATACTCCAGACGTCGCTTGATGGAATTGAGCAGAATAATGGCGTAGTTGTTGGTTTCTTCATTAAAAAAGACACCCCATGTAGTCAGCGCATTGTAGTCTGAACGATTATTGGCTTCTTGGGCAGCGTCCAGACTCATAATAGTAAACTCGCACGAAGGTGGGCTTTCCTGCTCCCAGATCCTCCACCACTCCCGTTTAATCAGCGCTCCTTCTTCAGAGGTAGGCTTTTGCATGTACTGGGCATTCCAATACCGGATGTCCAGAGCAGCTTTTTTGGCTAAGAGTTCCTCAATTGGCCAAAATTCTGGCCATAGAGGCTCTCCATCATCCTTGATCGCCGGAAACTCTACCACTTCCCACTGATCAACCCCCTCTTCACGCCCCATTTGGTCGACGATCATCCCAGTCAGGTCCAATTTAGACCATCTAGTCATCACGATAATGATTGCGCCCCCGGGCATAAGACGCTGCAAGGGACCGGACTGGAGCCATTCCCAAGCAGTGAGAAAAACCTCTGGCCGCCCTGTCTTAGCTTCCTGTTCAGAGTGCGGATCGTCAATGATGAACAGATCAGCACCCCTACCAGCAAGAGCACCTCCAACACCAATAGCAAAATACTCACCATTAAAGTTAGTACCCCACCTAGACGCTGACTTAGAGTCCGCTTGCAGCTCAATTTGCGGGAATATTTCCTTATAGTCATCAGATCCTACTAAGTTTCTCACTCGACGGCCAAAGTTAACAGCCAAGTCCGCAGTATGAGAGGACATGATCACTTTTTTATTCGGATACTTACCTAAAAACCAAGCAGGCGCGAGGTAAGAAATTAACTCCGACTTACCATGACGCGGTGCAATGTTAACAATCACTCGTTTTTTAACCCCACGAGCAATATCTTCAAAGATTTGAATCAGTTTTAGGTGGTGTGGACCTACTTTATAGCCCGGATAGACATGCTTAACGAAGTCTAGGAACGAATCCTTGCCGATTTCTTGCGTAATCTCGGTGTCATAGCGCTTAATTAGCTCTAAAGTACGGCGTTTTTGCTTGTCAGGCAGCGTCTTTAAGGACTGACGCAGCTTAAAAAGCTGTTCAGGCGTCAGTTTGCGTTGTGCCTGGGCCATTTTTCACTTCTTGTGCAACGATATCTCGTGCTTCGACATCAATAATCTTGTCCTCTAGGTTACTCAGAGTGAGCAGTAGCTCCTCTTCGACCTCTTCAATCGACATGATCTTGTGCGTGACCTCACTGCGGCGCTTAAATGCGTCTACGCCATCAATTTCACCAAGACTACGGATGGCTGCAATGCGTGATTTTGAATCTTTTGCAGTCTCTACTTCTTGGACAAGCTTATTAACAACATACAACTTAAAGTCAGACAACTCTTCCACGATGGAGACGTTCATCTGAGCAACCATGCCAGCGAGCATGGCAAGTGTTTCATTGGGATATTTTGCAAAATCGGGACGCAATTTAGGGTTTGAGACCATCTGCTTAGCAATGTCAACAGCCGCGTCAGAATTCTCTTTAGTAGGAACAAGCGGCGTGCCTGTTAAATCAGACATTAACTTGATGGTATTGGCTCTCATCTCCAATTCTTGGGCTGGAGTGAGTTCTGGAAACGCTTCCTTGGCATTGGCTGGCAAGGAAACATCTTCATCAATATTGGGCACGATTTGTTCCATGTATGCGGGGGTCTCCGACATTTTGTGCTTTGAAATGTAACATAAAAATTTATTTTTGTACAAGGGGAGGTATGGGTCCCATGACGGGGGGTGTTTCCAAATAGAAATAAATGTGGTCCTAGCACATAACACAAGGGGGTGGGGGGTGTCAAGGAGGGGAAAGGTACGATAGTTATTGCCGCTTTCAGTTTTTTTGGTCTAAGTCGTTGATTTATAAGGAAAAGATATGTAATGTTCGTAGGTGCCGCGACGAAAAAGTTGGAAATGTGGTGAGGTATTTGTGTAGATCTTGGGGTATGGGGCGCGAGGGGGACCCAAATGGCGTTTGGGGGGTGCCGGGCTGGGGGGTGCCGGATGCCAGAAAATGCTCTATTCCAACGTCAAACTGGACTTATCCATCACCAATCTGTCAAGATGTATTCAATGCAAAGCAATAGTGCTCTTGCAGATAACCCATGAAAGGGGAACCACATGACTAGTACTCATGTTCTGGCTTTCAACCGTGCCCTAAGCCAAGCACGCTCCACTGTCCGCCATGCCCGGTCGGAAGTAATCAAGCTTACTCAGATGCGGAAGGACATTAGCAAAGTCACAAAGCCTCTCGCCGGGTGCATGAGCGAAGCGGATAGCATGCATCTGTTTATGGTAGGTGACAAGCCGCATGTTCAAATCACTATGAACAAACTTGAGTCATTTAAATGCCTTGCATTGATGAACATGCTTTGGACACTGGATACCATGGGTACAGTGACCAACACAAAGGACTGGCCGGAATACCTTAACAGGGAATACCGGTATGATGTATCGGGAATATCAGTATGCGTTAACGCATATGTGAAATCCGACAGTCCTACTTGCCGGAAGGTAGTGATCGGTGTTGAGACAAAAACCGAGCCGCTCTATAGGATAGAGTGCGACTGATCAGCGATGATCGGGAAGGGTGGCGCAAGCCACCCTTTTTTTGTGCCCTCCACTTTTGATACCAGTTATTTGTGGTCGGGCGCGTAGGGCGAGCGCTAAATAGTGGCGGACTCCAACGCCAAACTGGACTTATGCACTGCTGATGTGTCAGGATGTACTCAATGCAAGGCAACTGAGCCCTTGCAGATTTGGAGTACTGAAATGGATAATCCATTCCCGAACAGCAAACTGTTCGTTACCCCGGCAAGCATCGAAGAGCTTACCGACATCGCGGACAACATGTCCAAACCCGCTGAAGCGTGGCGGATGATGGTGCTAGTGCTGAACTATGCCCACGCTGAGTGGGAGCGTGAAGTGAAGGGGCGAGAGGATCTCAAATCCCGACTACAGGCATCAATCAAAGCGAAGATTGGTGATCCTCAGCGTATCTAATTATCAACCGGGGGGCACAAGCCCCCCACCAACCGGAGAATCAAAATGATTTCATTCACAAGACTATGGGCTGCTCAGAAGGCAGAATGGCCCAACAGCATACAGCTGCTCCCACATGACATGCTGATATGGGCGAACAGTGCCCACACTATAGAGGTGCGCTTGAGACGCTTTATGTTAATTGCAGTGACAACGCAGCATGATAGGGTTTTGTTTTACATCACTGATCCAAAGGGTGGCTACATTGGCGCTCGCTATGGGCTTGAAGGCGGTGACTATATATCAGGGTTCAGTGACATCAAACAAAAAATAAAGGACACAAAAATAGTAGATGTCGAAGAGGATAGTTCATTTTTTCGCCAAGTGGCTTTCTTATAACCTTGGGGCTTCGGCCCCCATTTTTTCGGAGATAATCATGTACGGTAGAATTACTGACAAGGCCCCATACGGAGTGCATATCAGCGTGATCTGTATGGATCACCCGCACCTGCGTTGGTCAACAAAAAACATTGGTGGTGTGATGACACTTGACGGGGCAATCGGGTTTGCCCGGTCGTTGTTTTTTGAGGGTGATCCAGGCGAGCGGGAATGTCCATGCTCAGGGGACAAACTCAGACTGCACCCATCATATGCGGATAAACCATCCGTACCAGAATAATCAAGGGGGCTTCGGCCCCTTTTTTTATTGCCCACCACTTTTGATACCAGTTATTTGTTGTCGGGCGCGTGAAGCGGGCGCGTGGGAGCGAGATCGCTAAATAGTGTCCCACTCCACCATGAAACTTTACTTATCAGTCCCTCAACTGATACTCTACCAATACTGAATCAAGCGATTCAGTCCCCGCAAGGGGTTTTATCAACTCTCATCATTATGAGGTTTATCATGGCTACTAAAGCAAACCATCCCGCTCAGGCGGGTATCGCCCCTCTGATCATCAAAGATCTTGAGGATCTCGGTTACCAACAAGCCGGAACATATCAGGCATCAGTTGGGCAAGCGCAATATGCGCTTGATAACATTGCAGGGTTTCCCGATGAGGTACCCCAAGAGGCAAGGGACAAACTCTATGCGGGGTATCGCAAGCGTTTCTCTCAAATCAACCCCGCTAAAACCTATGCGGTTATCAATGGTCATTATGTGACCCCAACCGAAGATCAACTCAAGAATCCCAAGCAAGAGCGGGTAGAGATCGGGGTTGACTATGCATTCTCATACTCTAGCCAAGAGTTTGGGAAACTATCTAGCACCAATGCGGCACTGCATGAGTTGGTGAAAGAGATCAGGGAAAAAACCTCAACCTATTGCTCCAACCGGTTGGGCGATCTCAAGCGCCAATGCCGGAAAATTCTCAATCAGGGCAAAGAGCGCAAGCGTACTGCTAACAAGAATTTCTCGGAGTATGTCGAGGCATTTTTTACTGATGCCTTTGATCGGTTGAAATCCGCAAAATCTAGGGGCGATGCCACTGCCGATCTTGATCGGTTCAACAAGGCAAAAGTAGCGTTTATGGTAGCGTGGAAACACGGCGAATAAACCATGCAAAACCTCGGGGGGCTTGCCCCTCGGGGTTTTTTTTGCGCCCGCTATTTTGAGACCAGTTATTTGTGGTCGCGCGCGTGATGTGTGCGTGTGTGGCTGAGCGAATCCTTAAATAGCGTCCCATTCCACCGTGAGACTTTACTTAAGTCGTTCCACTATGGCACTATTAGACCATCATCTGACGGGCGTCAGGTGAATCAACCAGTCAATCGGAGAATCAACCATGACTGCAAACCTTGAAAAACTGGGCTATGCACAGGCCCAATCCAGTGACTCACTGGAAGACCGTGCCAACGAAGCTATGGATGTAATCCCTGGCTTTCCTGAAGAAGTCAGCGCTGAAGCGCGCGACGCCTTGTACCGTGGATACCGCCGCCGGTGGTCTGAACGCAATCCCGCCAAAGTCTACGCCATCATCGGTGGAAACTACACTTTGGCAACACCTGAGATTCTCTCCAATAAGAAGGTGGAGAAAATCGAAATAGGTGTGGATTACGCCTTCAGTTTTTCCACGCATGAGTACGGTAAGCTTGGACAGGAAAATCCACAGCTCCGCAAAATCGTGGAAGACATCAGGACATCGGCACAGGATTACTGCTCCAATAGGCTTGGTGACCTGAAGCGCGCGGCTAAGAAAATCCTGAACAAGGCTCAGGGTGGCGTGACTAGGGAAACCAAGTCATTTGAAGAATCGGCTAAGAAAGTCTTCAGCGACTGGGAGAAGTCAGTGAAGACTAAGGCGAGTCGTGGTGACGCATCAGCGAAGCCTGACAAGTTCAAGGCGGCGGTGGCATCGTTCTGGAAGGCGTATAACGCCTAACGGACAGGGGAGGCGAAAGCCTCCCCTTTTTTGTGCCCCCAATTTTGAGACCAGTTATTTGTGGTCGCGCGCGTGATGAGCGGGTGAACTCTTAATTAGCGTCCCACGCAGGCGTGGAATCCATATTGCATCAGTTCTGAGAACGGTAGATGATGTTCCTCATTTTTATGGCGTCATTTCTGAGAACGGTAAATGATGCGCTCATTTTTACTCGACTTCATTTCTGAAAAAATTAAATGACGCTAACTATACTTAAAAAGGTCGTTTTTGCTTAAAAATTAAGCATGTTCCATATGTCAAGTAGAACAAGAACAAAACCGTCCGAAAAAAGCCTTATAAATCAACAACTTAGCGCGTTCTATTTGTTCTACTGTTTTTAGGGTGGTCTGGAAAATTTCAACTTTTCTGTCAGAGCAAGAAAGGCTCAGCCAGTGCAAAACCCATCCCACACAAAAAACACATTTTTATAGACCACACTCTCTTTTTTCATAGAACATAGAACATTTATATATATTTTTATATTTTTTATTAAAAAAACCTAATGAAATCAACGACTTACAGCGCTCAAACCTCATTTTTTCGTTCCAAATGTAAAGTAGAACAAAACCCTCAAAAATAGAACATAGAACATCCCTTGCCCCCACCCCGCCCCATCCTATTTATCTTTCTTACGCAATCGCTTGACTTATATGTCAAGTTATGTTATAATTGAATTAAGTCGGAAGGCATCTCTGCATACGACTTACTTAGCGTCCCACGACATCGTGGGATTCATTTTCATCCAAACTTTGAAGGGGAACATCATGTCCATACGCTTTGCCTTTGTCGCCTCAACAGCGACACCCATTGCTGATCGTCAGCAACTGCCCCGCATCGTGCGCAAGACCTTGAGCCTGCGCCGACCCGCAAAACCTAAACCACAAACCCACGATGGCGTGGACTCTTATATGCGCACCGAGCTGCGCATCGACACCTACCACACACAGAACCTTGAGTTCCTTGATCGCCCATTCGACTTCGATGAGTTCAACGACATCGATGACGAGTTCGATGGACTGACCATCCACGAGCCAATGAGCGAAGCCGAGCTGTTTGAATTCTGCACCGGCTACAACATCCTTTAATCAGTATCAATTAAGACTATCTTAGGAGAGAATCATGTTAGAACAATCTAAACCCACCACCCTCACCGCCCCCACCACCCCTGTCTCAACACTAACCATCGCCTACTTGGTCACAGACGGTAGACCCGATGGGCACTATGCCATATACACCGACAAAGAGATGGCAGACTTTGAGTGCCACTATCTCAATGACCCGATGGGTCTAGACTTTGAAGAGGGCGCTCCCCCATGCCGTGTGATTGAGCTGCCCCTCATTGGTATGACCTACGCCGAGGCGTTCCCAGACTTTGACAACTACGAGCCTGGAGACCCTCAAAACCCACGCTATCACATCCCTGATCACGGTCAAGCCTGACTCCAACGCGAGGCTTGACTTGTGTGCTACACACAACCCCGTCGAATAGACATTAATATCAATGGAGAGTATCATGGCTGATGATATAGAAAATAGAGATGAAAACGCAAGCTGCCTCATGTGCGGCATTTTGTATTCCACGGCTAGGTGGAGGCTTGGTTACATGCTCTGCATGGAGTGTGGCGAGGTGGCGGCATCCCGCACTGTGCGCACTGTCGTCCCAATGCACAAGAGCAATTACTTTCTCTGTACAAACATGGAGGACTTGAAAGGCATCAACAACAAGGGGGGACTAGTCAAGTGAGACATGACAGGCATGAGGAAGGTGCGCTCAATCGCACCCCACTTGAGAAGGCGGAGCGGTGCGTGTTCCTATGCGCATTGATTGTGATAGTAACTATTGAACTTTGGAGTAAATGATGGAGATTAGACTTTTAGTGGCAGACCAGTACGGCAAGTCTGTGTTCTACCCCAACTGCGAGAGGGCAAAGATCTTCTCAAACATTGCCAACACCAAGACCATAACCGTGCCCACCATAAAGCAGATTCGGGCACTGGGCTACGAGATCAAGTACGACTACCCCACGCATGAAGGACAACTACCATGAGCAAAGCACCCCGCAATCCTATCGTTGGCTTTTTAGTGACCCACCCAAACCGTGGAACGAAAAAGCACAAGGACAAGAAGCAAGCCGCGCGCGTTCCTACGCAGAAAGAGGTACGAGAGATTCTTAACTCAGAAGGAGGTAATGATGGGCTATCGAAGTGATGTCGCATACACCATCAGGTTCAATGAGAAAGGCAAGGACTTGTTTGAGACTTTCCTAGCCGAAGCCAAGAGTAAAGACCTTGGCGCCGCGTTGGATGAGTGTGAGATAGATATGAACAGGAAACATATCAATTTCTTTGCCGATAGTCAGAAATGGTACGACACATTCCCTGAGGTGCAAGTGCATACCCGACTCATCGAACTTGCCGAAGCATGGATAGCGAGTTGCGATCATATCCACGCAAAAGAAACAGGAGAGGTCTCTGTCAATGTGAGCGACTACCCACTAGGCTACATCTTCATCCGTATAGGCGAGGACACCGACGATATTGCGACAGAGTTCGGAGGTGACTATGTTTGGGATTGGATGCAAGTGAGCCGACAGATTGTCACTGACTGGCAATGACCTTGCTTAAAAAACTTCTGTAAAAGGGTTGACTTATAAGTAAAGTTATGTTATACTAATGGTAGTGAGAAGGCGTCTTATAAACGCCCTTACTTAGCGTCCCACGGCATCGTGGAATTCATTTTGAATGGAGAGAATCATGAATGTTGAACTGCAAAAACCTCAGCACCTTATCAGCCTTGCATCTAGCGGGGTGTTGGTAGCGATAGATGTGAATGTGTGGTCTGCTACAAAGCAAGACCGTGCCATCAGCAATGAGGTTACTACCTCAAAGAACGCTGATCAGAACGCGGGCAAGTATGTCAAGAACTTGCTTGCTAACCATCCGAAACACAAGGCGATAGTGAACTATCGACAGACCATCTACAACTGGCAAAAGCGTGTCACCTATCGGTGGAACAATGCACAAGACTACCTGCCCTCGGTCAGCCTTGAGAAGTTCAAGCGTGAGTACCATGCGCACGATCAGGCGCTCAATGCGTTGGTTACAGACTTTATCAATGAGTATGAGTCTATCGTCTCGGACATGGCGTTCAAGCAAGGCGATATGTTTGACCGCAATGACTACCCGCCTAAAGAGCAACTGGCATCAAAGTTTGGCATGCGCCTTTTCGTTTCAGAGGTTCCGATGAACGACTTTCGATGCGCCATCGCTCAGGACATCGCTGATGACTTGTTCCAGACATACAAGAATCAAGCCGAGGAAATAGTCTCCCACATTGTCGTGGAACAGAAAACAAGGTTCATCGAAGTGATGAAGTCCATCAGTCATTGCTGTGGCTATGACGAGATGGGCGTGGATGACAACACCGGAGAGACCAAGCTCAGGAAGCGTAAGATTTATGATTCGACAATCCAAAAAGCCCTTGATATGTGCAATTCATTCAAGGATTTCAACCTCACCTCAGACCCCGCTTTGGAGGAAGCAAGGGTATCGTTAGAGAAAGCATTGTCCGGTGTTGATGCTGAGATCATTCGAGAGAGTGATGCTATGCGCAATTCGGTCAAAGAGGATGTAGATTCCATCCTCGGAAAGTTCGGCGCATTTCAATGCGTATAGGTAAAAATTCTTAGAGCGAATTTCCGTTTTTCTTTTAAGTTTTCAATCAGTTAATGGAGTAATACATCATGTCTAAAGTAGTAACCCACGATACCGTGACCATCAAAGAGTTGCGCACCATCATCCCAACCATCGCTGAGTTCATTACGCCTGTGATTCAGAGCGAGCCTGGATGTGGCAAGACTTCCCTGTTGTCTATGATGGCAATGGATAACGGTGACAAGTGGCGCTCTCCGGCCGATGGCACTAGCATTGATGGAGACAAGTACGACTACATCTATGTTGACTGTCCTGTGAAGGATATGTCAGACATTGGTATGACTATTCCCAACCATACAACCAAGCAGTTGGAATACTATGTGTCGAGTCTCTTCAATCTTGATGACCCCAAACCCAAGATCATCTTGCTTGACGAGTTCATGAAGTCTCCGAAGTTGTTGCAAGTGATCTTCACTAGGCTGATGCTTGAGCGTATGGTGGGCGATCGTCCATTGACAAAACACTCAATGATCTTTGCAACAAGTAACAATGCCTCAGACGGCGTGGGCGATACCATGCTTGCTCATGCGGGTAATCGTGTGTGCATCATGCGCATGGCGAAGCCGACAATGAATGAGTGGCTTGAGTGGGCATCGGAGAATGGTATCTCTCGTATCATTCGTGCGTTTGTTGCGATGTTCCCTCGTTGCTTGGCGTCCTACACCGATGGTGATCAGAAAGATAATCCATACATCTTCAAGCCATCAATGACGACACTATCGTTTGTGTCGCCTCGCTCGTTGGCAAAGGCAGATGCAATCGTGCGCTATCGTGACATCCTCGGTGAGAATGGTACGAAGGTGGCATTGGCAGGTACTATCGGTGCGGCTGCTGCGGCTGACATGGCGGCTTTCCTCTCGCTTGAGAAAACCTTGGCTGACTTCAAGGACATTATCAAAGACCCCACCTCTGTTGATATTCCGAAGGAAATCAGCGCACAGTTGATGCTCATGTTCCAAGCTATCGACACCATGGATACTCAAGATCAGCTAACGAAGTTCATGCAGTTCGTTGAGCGTATCCCAAGTGCCGAGGTACAAAGCGTGTTCTTCACCATGATGATGCGTAACAGTCGCAGTCTGCGGCTCGCTCGTAACAATCAGAAGATCGCTGACTGGGCTAAAGCCAATCACGAGTTGTTCTGATTAGCGTCCCACGACATCGTGGGATTTGTTTTTAACTGAAAGGAGAGAATCATGATTGAAGTATCAATCACTGAGATGGTGTTGTTTGCGTGGGCGTTCATCGCCACTGCGTTTTGGCATGATGCACACAACCATCGCAAACAAACCATGCACCACACGATCATGTTGTTGCGTCAAATAGCGCAGAACAAAATCAAAGTCGTGGAAACCGAAGATCATTTTGAATTCAAAGAGGTAAAGTAATCATGAACCAAGAAACTGCAATCAAACGCGCACATGTAGCACTGATGAAACATCCAGATACTGCGTTGTATTCGGGTGTGATTCTCATGGGCGAGTCTACCGTAGTAGACAGGAAGTTCACCGCATACACAGATGGGGTCAACAAGCGCTATTCCCGTTGGTACTTGGATACCATCGACAAAGAGTCTAAGAAGCGTGGCTTGGTTCTACACGAGAATCTCCACATTGCTTTGAAGCATGTCACCCATGGTCGTGCCATGTTTGAGGAAAACCCCAAGATGGCGAACTTGGCGGCTGACTTTATAGTCAATGATGTCATTGTGAACATCAAGAGCAATGTAGCTAACTCCAATGAGCCAATCGTTGAGTTGCCTGACGGTGCGGTGTATGACGAGATGTTCCATGACTGGTCAATGCGTCAGGTGTTTGAGTATCTCAAGAAACACGCCAAACCTAGGAAGGGGAATGGGAAGGGGAAGGGGAATGGAAATGGGGGGCAAGGTAATACCCCACCATCAGGTGGAGGACAAAATATCGAAGAGGATCAGCCTGAGACTGTAACAGTCAACGGTAAGACCTATGATGTGTCCAAGCTAGATGAGCATGACTTTCGTGAACTATCGCCTGAGGAAGCCCAAGCATTAGGCAAAGAGATCGACAAGGCGTTGCGTGAAGGCGGTCTGCTTGCGGGTCGCATGGGTTCAAAAGTGCCTCGTGTCATATCTGATCTTCTTGAGCCAAAGGTAGATTGGCGTGAGGTTCTGCGTGAATTCGTGTCGAGTGCCATGAGGGGCAAGGACGAGTACACATGGCGCAAGCTGAACAAGCGTCACTTGGCTAATGACTTTGTAGTGCCAGGCATGGAGAATGAAACCATAGGCGAGATCGTCATTGCCATCGACACATCAGGTTCTATCGGTCAGCGTGAGTTGAGCGAGTTTGCTACGGAACTGGTCTCTATTTGCGAACTCACTCAGCCCGAAGCTGTGCGTGTAATGTGGTGGGACACTTCTGTTCATTCTGTGCAGAAGTTTGCACCGGAACAGTATTCCGACATTGCCAAACTGCTCAAGCCTGAGGGTGGCGGTGGTACTCGTGTTGGGTGTGTTTCTGATTACATCAACAAAGAGAACATCCGAGCAGAGTGTGTGATCGTGTTCACCGATGGGTATGTCGAGAATGACGCTCAGTGGAATATCGTCCCACCCACCCTGTGGATGGTTACTCAGAACAAAGACTGGACTCCACCTGCGGGTAAGAAAGTCATGATTGACAATGAATAACAGAAAGAGGTTTCAAAATGAGTTTCTACGACTACATCAGCTACAAGTCTCTCTGCAATAGAGTTGCTAACAATAACCACTATCGTGGCTCCCCCAACCGATTCCCATTGGCATCACGCAGGGAGTTGCGCTACTACTTGCTCGTTGAGGAAGAGAACGGCGAGAAAGTGTTTGATCTTTGTTATGACAAGACCGGTGAGCGTGTTCCTATCACGAAAAAGGAATATGACGAACTGGAAGCTAAGGGAGAGTACACATTCAAGTCTCATACCAATGAATACTACAAGTATGTTAGCCGCCCCAACACTCTACTAAGAGTTCGACCTGATGAAACATTTGAATTTATTGCTAATCACTACGGTCAAGGCAACAGATGTTTCTTGAACAGGTTTTCAGTAGGATTATTCAATAATGACTCACGAAGGGGTGGGGTGGTATATCACACTAGTGGGCAAATGTTCCCGATCTACCATGGCATGCGAGTGAACAAAGATATGAAACCATTAGGCGATGTGAAAGTCACAACGCTCAGTGTCAATCGAACTAAAAGCAAAGCATTGGTAAAGCAGTATGAAAATTTCTTCAAGACTACCGAGGTAATGGCAAGTGCGATAACTGATATGGATGTGTGGGCATCAACAGTCAAGGATGTATGGGATGATCACTTCCCTGATCGCACTGACTATGACGATATTGATGTCATGGAGGAAGCTATGAAGATCATCAATGGTGCGCCACTTGATGCATTTGTCCTGAACGCAATCTACCACCGGTATGGCTCCATGTGCTCAATGGCGCGTTCTGGTAAGCACTCAGGGTGGGCGAGAGTAGACTCGCCTTCAGCAATCTTTGAGAAAACGAAGCGAAACATGACCAAGATGTTGTACAAGAACTCGCCCGATGTCTTTGTAGAGAAGACCTTTGACATAGGTGAAAAGTTTGCGGCATCAGCTTGGCCTATTACTATCACCGTCAATGGCACACCTGTCAAACAGTATGGATATTCAGCAGACTAAAAGGAGAACATGATGATTGAAAAACTTTTTTACGAAGATTGCGTGAGTGAGCAACGCATCGAAGAACTCAAAGCAGACCCTGTGTATGCACTCGTGCGTGAGATGAACTTCAAGTATGGTTTGAAAGTCTTGTCACGCACAAAAGCTAACGATCCACTATCAAGTGAGAAACAAAATGCCTATCAGATGGTTAATCAATATGGCATTGCTGTGTGCAAACTCTTTGTCACACCCAATGGCGGTATTGACAACAATACTACGGAGTATTGCTATCGCTCACCATACTACTTGAAGCAACGAGGTAGTAGCAGGGCTGATAAAGAAACCTTACATAGCACAAAAATCTCATCACTCATGGCGGCTATTAAACGCCAGGAAGTCGTGCCTGATAAGGATGCCCTGACTGCTAGGAAAACCAAGAAGGTAGGCGATGCAATGTACATCCTCCAAAAGTCTAAAGGCAATAGCAATAAATCAAACGAATTTTCTCCAGACGAGATTCATGCGTTACTAGCCTACCGACTAGGGGAAAGTACTAATACAGAAAAGCTTGACATCGACCTAACTAAATGTAAAATAGAACTTGACAAAATGAACAGGGCTGATGAGCTACAAAACTTGAAAACATTGGAAGTGACTCGGTTCTTCACTAACCCCTACTATCAGATCGGGATAGACGAGTATGGGCACATGCTTGTTGGCAAGTTCAAGGCGGTCAATATGGATATAGGAAATCGCAAATGTGACATCGAAGCGGTTGAGCCATTTAAGCGTTATATCAACCCCAAGGATCACGAAGAACTCTTGCCATTCATCACCATGACCAAGTTGGCATACGAAAACAGTCAGTATCAGAAAGCTGACTTTATACCCATCGTTGATGAGTACAACGAAAGTCTTGATGCTGTCTTTTGTTATGACAACAGGCCAACACACTATGACCATACTTGGGTGTTTACTCCCGCAGGTGATGTATGACCCCAGAGGGTAAAGTCAAAGACAAGATCAAAAAGATTCTCAAAGCAAAGGGAATCTATTACGCAATGCCGCATGGCGCAGGATATGGCAACGCAGGTGTGCCAGATTTTCTGTGCTGTGTGCAAGGATGGTTCTTGGCAATAGAGGCAAAAGCAAAAGGAGGTAAACCGACTGCTCTACAAGTCAAGAACATGGATGACATCCGATCAAGTGGTGGGGTGTCGCTAGTGGTGGATGAAGAAACCCTCGCTAACGGCACTCTTGAATCAACCATTGAACATTTAGAGAGGCGCAATGTTGCCTAACGATGAATGAACAAGAACAAGAATATCTACGCGACTTACACGCTGGATTTGCAATGATAGGATTACTGATGAAAGGAGATTGTTCTGTCCTACGCGTTCCAACTCTAGCGTATGAGCTTGCTGATGGTATGGCTCAAGCAAGGAAGCCCTCTGAGGAAGGGGGCATTGTTTCAATCAAACGGCGTTATGCCAAGAAGGAGAAGAGCGATGAGTAAGATCGCTATCATTCGTGAACTGTTACAGAAAAATCCCGCCATGAAGATCGACACTTTGATCAAACGGTCAGGCGTGGAACGACCCGCCATTCATGTAATGGTTTCTACTGCCAGAAAAGAGCTTGGAATAAAGTCTCGTCAGACTCTAGTGCGTGAGCGTAAAGCTAAGCGAAAGGTTAACAAGACAGTTCCAATCGTGATGAAAGAACCAACCTTAAATGACTTGGTGAATCATCCTCCACACTACAAGGCAGGGGGCATTGAGACGATTGACTTCATCGAAGCCAAGAAACTCAACTACAACCTCGGCAATGTTGTGAAGTATGTCGCTCGTGCTGACTACAAGGGTGCGCGCAAGCAAGACCTTGAGAAGGCAGTTTGGTATCTTCAGCGAGAGATCAGCGCTCTCTAATCTATTGGGCGTGGCTTGTCCACGCCCTTTTTTGTAACTATTGAATCTTTTAGATAGCGACCCATGACTCCGTGGGAAGCTATTTTGATACCAGTTCTGTAATTTGGGGAATTAAGATGTTACACGGTATTGAGATCATGCTTGAACGCATGAAGACACACCCTGAAGAGTTTGTCATTGAAAACAAGTACACAAGTGCCTTTAATCGGGCACTTCCATACATGACGCAAGAAGAAGTAGATGCAGTAAAAGCGGGACTGACCGAGGCGCATCGTAGTTTCTTTACAGGCGAGGTCATGTCTATCATGGCAGGCGAACATGAAGAACCAATCGAAACCAAACTATTGCCAGTAGAGAGGCCAATGAGCATGTCAGACTATCTCATGAAAAAACGCTTTCCCGCCCCTACAACGGCTCTTTATAACGGTATGAACGGAACTACCATGCCTAGCGCGTTTGGGGCTGTTCCATCAAGAGCAGAATACATCCTAGACGAATACAGGTCTGGGCTAGACAGTCCACCATCAGATTGAAGGAGTTCTAACATGATTAAAGTACAACCACACTGTGAGTACTACCTATGCAACTTCCCAACTGGTGAGTGCCAAGGCATGTGTCAGAAAGCCGTTGAAGATGACGATGACATCCAAGACTACAAGAAGCCTTGGGTTGATCTGACTCGCAACGAAATCCTAGACATAGCCAGAGAAACAACTCACCCACTAGAGTTTGCCAGAGCAATTGAAACAAAGCTAAAGGAGAAGAAC